AAACTTGCGGTTGGTATAAGTCCTGAAGATAGTGGACTTACAACTATCTCTGTGGCTAAGATGAATTTTCTTAAACCAACAAAAAACAGTTATTTAGGTTCAGGATATTACGATGAACTAACAGGTAATAATGTTACCAAGTTTGACGGAACTAACCAACCTGCACAACTTGGACAACAAACAAGTAACGGTGCCAAGCCTTATATTCAAAACACGGTAGCTAACGAATTAAACGTTATGGATAACGGACTGTTAGGTATTACTAGTATTAACATTACAACAAACACTTCATTTATACCATCGGTAACAATGGTTTTAGAAGATGTACAAGGTAAAGCGTTATTCCAATTAGGAAATAACTCACCATATTCTGCATTCTTTAACCTACCTTATCCACCATTCTATTTAACACTTAAAGGTTTTTATGGACAAGCGGTAAGATACCAACTTAACTTAGAAAAATTCCATGCGTCGTTTAATGGAACAAGTGGAAACTATCAAGTTAATCTAACATTTAAAGGTTATAAGTTTAATATATTAAACGAAATTGCCATGGGACATTTGGTTGCAACACCACACATGTATTCCCAAAGATTTAATTTTGGAGTAACACCTGTAACACCACAACAATCCAACAAAGCCAACGAATCACAATCTAAAACTCAAGGAGCTCTTGGAGCTAATAATCCAAATAGTAGTGACGCGGTTGTTACCGAATTAGTAACCGAAAGAGGTTATCAAAAAATTGTTGAAGTTTATAGTGAATACAAAGCCAAAGGATTAATTGCTCCTGAATTACCTGAACTTACATTAGTCCAATTAATGAATAAGTTAGAGACTTTTGAGCAAAATATTATGGACTCTTTTGATAAGGCTGAGGTTGAATCTTTAACTAACATTAAAAATTACAAAGGTATTCTTACTCAGTATTTTACAAATGTTAGAGGAGGACAAAGTTCATGGTTTAATATACATCTAAATCCACAACCTCTTATTTTATTAAATGGTGAAAAAGTTTACAAATTTAAAAATGTTGACGAGGGGGCAAAGACAACCGCAATTTCATTACTAAAAGGAAATATTACAGAATATAATAATGCGTTAGCTGCAAATCCAACATTGGGTAGTAAGGGTAAATCACCAATACCGAACCCAATTAAGTACGATTTAATGCTTAAAGACAATTTAATTGAATCTCAAATTGATTGGAAGGCAACTACAATTGCTCAAACAGGAAATCCAGACCCAACAAAAGAAACCATTGATAAAGTTATTAGTTCATATGGTTTCAGTAAGACATTAAATGTAACTGAAGTAAATGGTAAAAAAAGTTACACTGAAAACAAAGAGCCTTATTATGTCTTCGAAGGTGATGGAAGATTTGATGCAACTATTTCATCTTTAGAAACACAAGCAAATAAAAAGTTGTCGGAATATGAAGCAATTATAACTGCGGAATTACTAAGAAAAATTGAGGATAAGGATAAAGGTATTGGATTTAAACCTACAGTCAGAAATATTGTTGCTGTTATCATGGCATCCGCAGAAGCCTTCGTTAGATTACTTGATGATGTTCACACTAAAGCTTGGGATGTGAAATACGACCCTGTCAGAAAAGCGGCTATTTTGGAAAACCCATCTTCAGCTCCAAGTTCTGAAACGGTTGATAATGTTGTTTACGCTTCAGGGTCTTTATTAGGTAATACTGATGCAGAAAATGCTCAAATTCCTGTATACCCATGGCCACAATTTTTTGAAGAAAGTGTTGAAGATAAGAAAGGAAGATTCCAATTAAAATACATTGCGGACCCAAGTGTTGTTGGAAAAACCCAAGGTAATAATTATGCTAAATGGCCCGAGGTAGAATTTGTTGAGGAGTATATGAAAGGACTTACTCAAAAATTTCAAAACCCTTTGGCTCCCGCACCTGTTGAAAACCAAAGAGTTACTAATAGTATTAATATAAACGCTATTGAATTTCCATCTTTAGGGATTGCGTATGCTAATAAAGAAGAAATTAAGTTTTTCTATGAAATATGGGAAAGACAATTTTTAACGTCACACTATTCAGGATTAGTTAGGGCTAATTTAAATCAAATAAATGATTTATTAAAACTTAACATAGAAACTGAAGTTAATAATATCAAAGATAGTTTAGGAGTGAGTAGCCCATACATAACCTTCAAATTAAAAAATTACGGATTCAATTCAACTAGCTACCCTGTATTCTTAAATAATATCTCAAACATGGGAACGGGTAGAGCATACCAAGATTACATTAGAGATTTCTTTGTGACACCGTACATTAGAGCGTTAACAGAGAATCCGTTTAGTATTTTAAAAACTAGTGACCTTGGTAAAATACCACAAGTTACTACAACATCAGATGCTTTAAGAGCGTTAATTACTAACGCATCTAACGAACCATTAGTTGTTGATACATTACCATATACTGACACAACGTGGAATTTAAATAATTTAAATCAAAGTGCAACCGCTGCGGGTAATCAAGTTTATGACACCAAAAAAAGTTTGACAATCTTTGAACCAAGAAAGATAATATCAAACTTTACAGACATCTACAACTATAAAACGAATAGACCTGTAACCAATTTTTCATATCTATTATCTCAAAATCCAACAATTATTGCCGCGTTGGTAGGTATAGGTTCGTTTGGAGGTTCAATCCCTGGACTAACAACATTTTATCCGTTAAGAACTCCTGAAAATTTTGCAGCAACTGAAGGGTACTGTAATGGTGTTACACCTACAGGATTTTTAGGACCAAGAACAACGACCTCAATGTTAAACACACCGTACTTTATAAATGCGATTCAAAGTGGTGTGGTTAATTTTAAAAACAAAGAAACGTACCCTTACGTTCAAGCGGCATATCTATTCCTAAATTCGTTACCATTAGCAACATTAAGAGAGAAGTATAAAACTGTATCAGATAATAATCCACCAACTGACTTGGACTACATTGCGTCTTGTTTTAATAAATTTGGTGCGATACACAAAATACCTTACGCTTGGATTTTAAAATATGGTTCGATTTACCATAGATACAAAAAATTCAAAGAAAGTGGTGTAGACATTCTTACAAATGTTTGGAAAGATTTTGATTATACAAACAATTATAATCCAATCACTAATCAAACAACAACACAATACACGTTTAAATACTTAAAGGAGGTTGACAACACAAATATTACATTACAAACCGAAACTAATGACGATGTTAATATGCAAATAGGGTTTTACCCTAAGTTAATTAACGACTTCAATGTATTCTATAATGGGTATGATTTATATAGCGGATACACCAATACAGAAATTCAAGAAAGTGTTGATGGTGGAATGAAGGTCTATAATTATTTTGGGTCCAATATTCTTTCAGGAAAACAAGGGGATAAAAATTTAAGATTAAAGACATGGTCTGTATTGTTACCTGATTTAACTCCTGAAGCTGAGGCTAATTGCGACCCCAAAAATAACACCAAAAATACGGACTATCTTGTTGTACCATCGTTTGGTACATCTTTTAATCAAGCCAAAGAATCATGTTTAACGGGTAGTACCACTTCAATAGGAACCAAAATTAATCTTACTTCTAATAGTAGTGTGTATAATGGTTCTGTTAGAAGTCTATGGGCAGCACCTAATTATGGGTATTTTGATTCAACACAAATCGCATATCCACAACCTGACTCGTACCTGACTCGTATAGTTACAGGTACAACTGAAGAACAATCTCCTGTTCACTTTTTGAATACCGACCAATACTCAAAAATTGAAGAGATGTTTTCGGTATTTGATAAAAAGGTATTAGAGTCTTTTGAGGTGGAGTTTTTAAATTTTTGTAAACCAATAACTAATGCGGATAACGGTGGAGAAGTTTTAACTTACGGACAGAGCCCTGTTAATATCAATTCCAACTTTAGAAATTTCCAATCATTATTTAAAACATTAATGACAGTACCTAAACAAGTTGATGGCACGGGAGAAAATAACTATTTTGATATAGTAATCCAAAAACAATGGGAAGTATTCCAATCAGGTGTAAAATCATTTATGGAATACGATATGATTATAAGAAATGGTAATCCTTCAAATTATAATAGAAGGATATTCGATTCTTATTTATCATTTAATGCATCACCTGAAGTAATAGACCCAATCACATTTAATCCTTATGTTAGAGGTAGTTTACCTACAAGAGGAGGGGGAGTTACGTTAACTCAATCTAAACTTGCTAATAGACAAGCGTGGTTTGCTTTAGAGACCGAAGTAGGGTTTTCAACAATATTTAATGTTGCATATAGTTCAAATGGTTCATATATAACTGACTTCTTTGTTGACAATAATATTGAGTTTACTGCTCAGAATGTTGTATTACTGGCTAAGATAATTAAAATGTATGCGACACAAAAACTTAGACAACCAACAATATCAGTTGCTCAATTTAAAAATCAAATTACACAATATCTTAATAGAGAGTCCGAATTACAAAACAATTTCTTAGACGGAGTTCTGACAGGATTGAACAGAGCGTTACCATCACAACAACAACTACCTCAACAACAACCAATCCAAAGTTCTATTTCAGGAGAACAGAGTAAAGTTGAAAACTATGAAGTTTTCAAGGCGTTAAACGACAAGTGGGTTGCGGGTGGTGATTACACAAACAAAACATTGTTTGAAGATATGATGTTTTTAGATAGAGCGTCAAGAAATATTGGAGACACAATCTTAGTTGATATTTTTGATTTGAAAGCCATGTTTGGTGTTGGTGGTACTCCTGGTGAATATTCGTTAAATCAAGCTATGAGTGTTTATACCTTTATTAGTGGTATTCTTATTAAGAATAATTTTAACGTAATGAATTTACCTGCATATGTTAACTTCTATAATGTTCAAGATGTTGATGGAACTACAACTCCAAGAACTGAAGGCTCGTTAGATTTTGCGGACAGTTTATGGGGAACCTATTTAGATGTTGATTATAGAAAGTCAGGGCCTAAAATGGTTTGTTTCTACGCAGGTAAACCATCTCAATATTTAGACCTACCAAAAGGTAATTTCAAATTTAGAAATGACGGGTTTGAAATGAGAAGAGCTTCGGAAAATCCTTTATTAGAAGACCAAAAAGATAAAAAAGACTGGGCGGTTTCTAATAAATGTGTTGGGTTTACCGTAGATTTAGGTATTAGAAATCAAAACATATTTTATTCGTTTAGTGTATCACAAGATAATGGTACTGCAACTTCTGAGTCGATTAATACTCAGTTGAATATGGTAGACCAAGCCTCAGGTAGACAGACCGCAACTCAAAATAATAGTTTATATAATTTATACAAACAAAGAAGTTATAAGTGTTCGGTAACATCTTTAGGTAATGCGTTGATACAACCAACAATGTATTTCAATCTTAGACACGTACCAATGTTTAATGGACCGTACATGATACAAGATGTACAACATACAATTCAAGCGGGTAATTTTCAAACAACATTTACAGGTGTTAGACAGGGGGTATTTGATTTACCAGCGATAGATAGTTTCCTACAAAGTATAAACCAAAACCTTGTTACTAAGTTAGAAGAGTTACTTAAAATTAATAAAGATAGTATTACTGTTACTGGAACCACAAATACAGTTAAAAGTAATAAGTTACCGCAAAAGGCAGATAACACATTGGACACTACAAATGCTTGTAGTTCAAATGTACTTAAGACTTACTCAGACGCTGCGTTTGGAGATAGTGTTGTTGGTACCGCGACACCATTAACACCACAACAATTGGCAGACGCTTTAGTAAAAGAGATGCCAAACAATAAGGAATTACAGGTTATCATTTATTGTATGTCCTATATGAGAAGTTTCCAAAAAAGTTCAAATAGTAGTGTTGGTGAATTCAATGGATGGAACAATAACTTTGCAACAATATCTTTAGATACCAATTGGGGAGGATTAATTACAACATTAACTAAGAGATATAGTTGTATTAAATCTAAAACAAATCCAACCACATCTGCATCACTACCTATTGTACATTTTGATAATGTCGAAAAATATGTGAGATTTATGCAAGGAAGGTTAGGACCAAGGGTTAAACAAATATTAGAAATTGGTTTAGCTAAATATTATGTTTGTTTTTGGCCAGAATCCAACATCTCTTCAGATTACTACGATTCACACACAAGTGAATTTAAACAAACTAAAGATACCCTATATGCAGCATTAACCTCTGCGGTTAAAGTAGGACTATCAAGTTTAGAAAATTCTAAAGATTTAAAGGCTGACATTAAAGTAACTGAACAAAAAGGTATTAAGAAAACAAGTGGTACTTCAGGTACTTCAGGTACTTCAGGTACTTCAGGAACGAGAGGAACAAGTGGTGTTGCTGCTTTAGACTTATCATGCCCTCCACCAGCAATTAAATCATTCTCACCATTAGCGGGATATGATGGAACGATAGTTCAAATAAATGGTAGTAACTTGGGAACCACAAACTCAATTAAATTGGCTGGAGTAGAAGTTCCATCAAAAGATATTACGGTATTTAGTGGTAGTACTGTTAGGTTTATTGTCCCTAAAATCTTAAATGGAGAAACTAACCTTAATGGAAGAATTGAAGTTAAAACAGATAATGGTTCATTTACAGGGTCTACGTTATTTAATTATAACCCTGCATTAAAAGGAGTTTCAAGTTTATCACCTGGAGGTGCCACAGATACACCTGTAACACAAACAGCACCTTCAACTCCAAGTCCAAATAATTTAACAGGAACAAATGCAAATCTACAAGATACGGCTCCAAGTCCTCTTATTCAAACAGAAAAAACATCAAGTGAGTTAGGTAATGGAATTTTAACGGTTAAAGTTAATACTGAGCCAGGTGTTGGTGTTTGGAACATAGATGACCAGCCAAGGTACAATTATAGGATTGATGCGATAGAAATTGGACCGAACAACACGGTTAAACGATACACGCCAAGCGAAGGTACATATCAAGCGCTTGAAGGATTCGTGTCACCTGATGGTCAAACATTCTCAATAACAAGAGAAGCGTTTATTGATAAAGCGTTTGAACAGGATATTGAAATGGAGGATGGAAATAGACTTGAAATTAGTACAACAATTGAATTGTATGCTAGACCTGCGGATAAAGTAAAATACCCAAATGATTTTATAAGAAATTATAATTTTAGAATTGTTGTTCCATCTACAGGTAATACTGTACAACCCGAGGGTTCATTAGTCTCCATACAAAGAAGTGAAGACGTTGATTTACCTGACTATAATGGTAAACAATATTACAATATAAAAAGACCTGATGGTGGGTACATTACTTATAACTTCAGTTGTTCTCGTTGTGTAATAACTAAAGTTGAGGTTGTTAAGTCAAACGAACAAACATCGGTACAAAACATAACAATAACCAATACTCCTGATACCAAATATACAAACGTTATCGATGTGAAAAACTCAGGAAGATTTGTTTTATCTGTAACTTATAATAATGCGGACGTGCCAGGAACATTTACAGCAAAGAGTGAACCTTTCACTTTATAACATAACAACATATTTATATAGAAAGAATATTATGGACATCAATACAGCAATCAGCAATTATCTTGGAAAAAAAATTAATTATTCTGAAAAAGATAATAACGACGGAACAAAAGAAGTTTGCGACTTAGCAACGGGCCAATGTTATACAGTAAGAGAACGTGATGGTCTTATCGAAAGAGCAGGAAACAGTACTTACGCTAACAGACAAGTTATGGTTGAAACCGATAACGGATTAAAACAATTATTAAACGGATAAAAAATGAGTTTAGATAAAAAAATATTAAGTGAGATTGACAGATACAGAAGTATCAACAAATACATCACAGAACAGGCTGAAGAAATTCCAGCAACACCTGAGGAAGATTTAGGTGCATTAGCACCACTACCTGGAGATGCGGGAGCAGGAGCACCACCTCCACCAGCAGGGGCAGTTCCACCACCAGCACCAGCGGCACCTGCTTCAGGTCCATTGGATATTGAAAACGACCCCGACGTAGAAAAAATTGACGACGAAGGTAATAGTGAAGAAGGTGATAAAGGTTCTGATTCTGAAGAACTTGATATTACAGAATTGGTGGATTCTCAAAAAAGTATCGAAACAAAACAAGATGAGTATTTTAATAATTTATTTGGACAATTAAATGATTTACAATCAAGATTGGGAGAAATGGATAGTATCATGAATAAGTTAAATTCACTTGAAGCTAAGATTGAGAAATACAGAGAAAAAACTCCACAAGAAAAATTAGAGTTAAGAACATACGACTCATACCCATTCAATCAAAAACTTTCACAGTTTTTTGATGATAAGTCAGAAGAGATGGAAAAGACGGGAAAAAATGATTATGTTTTAACTTCCGACGAAGTACAAGACATTAACGTTAACGATATCAAAAACTCTTTCCAACCAGGGGGAGGGGAAGACAAAGAAAACTACAAAACTTCATTTAGATAAAAACGGAAGGTGTCGAAAGACACCTTTTTTTTATTTGACAAATCGATATTATCACCTATATTTATGAAACAATTTAATCATTTAATTTAAAAAAACATGAGTTCATTAGACGCCGTATTGGCACAGTACGAAAAATCACAACAATCAGCGGGCGGGGCCCAAAACAAGATGTCGCAAGACGAAAGAATGAAAAAGTATTTCGCTTTAATCCTTGGGGATAAAGAGAAGTCAGGTCAGAGAAGAGTAAGAATCCTTCCTACCACAGATGGTTCCTCACCATTCAAAGAGGCATGGTACCACGAAATCCAAGTAGGTGGTCAATGGCAAAAATTCTACGACCCAGGAAAGAATGACAACGAGCGTTCACCTTTAAACGAGGTTTACGAAGAGTTGATTGCCACAGGTAAAGAGTCTGACAAACAGTTAGCCGCTCAATACCGTTCTCGTAAATTTTATATCGTTAAAGTTATCGACCGCGACCACGAGGAAGACGGTGTGAAATTTTGGAGATTTAAACACAATTACAAGAATGATGGTATCTTAGATAAAATCATTCCAATTTGGAGAAACAAAGGTGATATCACTGATGCTGAGAAAGGTCGTGATTTAATCATCGAATTAGCAAAATCTAAAACACCTGCAGGTAAAGAATACACAACCGTATCTACGATTATGTATGATGACCCAGCTCCTGTTCACACAGATGCTGCACAAGCAACTGCTTGGGTTAATGATGAGTTAAGTTGGTTAGATGTTTATTCTAAAAAACCTGTTGACTATCTTGAAGCAATTGCTCGTGGAGAGACTCCAAAATGGAGTACTGAAAAGGGTGGATATGTTTATGAGAACTCTACAGTTGAAACCGAATCATTCGGTGGTGGAGCATCTAAGAGTGGTAAACCAGCTGTAGCTGCGGACCCACAAGCAAATGACGAACCAGACGGTGATTTACCGTTCTAATTTATAACAAGGGTGGGAATCCCCACCCTTTAATTTTTTATCACATGACATTTAAAGAAGAAATTGACTTGCAGTTAAGGGATAACAAGACGTTGTCCTATGAAATCTTAAGTCAACTAAAAGACAAAGGTTACTTCTCAGGTAGGAGTAAACAGATTGGTGATACTGTTTTATTTGGTATGTTAAAAGATGAAGACGAGGATGGTGTTTCGGTTATTAGAATCGTAACTTTCCATGAAGAAGAAATCGGAACTCTTTACGAAGAAGACGACACCTTTTACAACAGAAACAAAGTAAATAAGTTACCCAACATTAAAAGAATAGAAAATGGCAATTAAGAAAAACGATTTTAAGTCTATCAAAGACAAATTCTCAACATCGGCGAAATATAAACCCCAAAGGTTTTTTGACTTAGGTTCTGATTTCTTAGATGCGGTTGGTTTACCAGGTCCTGCAATTGGTCACTTGAATATGTTCCTTGGTCACTCAGATACAGGTAAGACAACGGCTCTTGTAAAAACAGCTGTTGATGCTCAGAAGAAAGGTATACTTCCTGTGTTTATTATCACAGAACAAAAATGGTCATTCGAACACGCCAAATTAATGGGGTTTGATTGTGAAGAGGTAGTTGATGAATCAACAGGTGAGTTAGATTGGGATGGTTTCTACATCTTCAATAACAACTTCAGTTACATCGAACAGATTACTGACTATATCAACTCGTTATTAGACGAACAAGAAAAAGGTAACTTGGACTACAGTTTGTTGTTTTTATGGGACTCAGTGGGTTCTGTACCATGTAAGATGACCTTTGAAGGTAAAGGTGGTAAACAACACAACGCAAGTACCTTGGCCGACAAGATTGGTATGGGTATTAACCAAAGAATTTCAGGGTCTCGTAAAGCTGATTCAAAATATGAAAACACCTTGGTTATTGTTAACCAACCATGGGTTGAACTACCTGACAATCCTTTCGGACAACCGAAGATTAAAGCTAAGGGTGGTGAAGCCATTTGGTTAAACTCATCATTGGTATTCTTATTCGGTAATCAAAAAGGTGCGGGTACAACTAAAATTACCGCAACTAAAGATAAGAGAACAATTAAATTCGCATCAAGAACAAAAGTTTCTGTAATGAAAAACCACATCAATGGATTGGGTTACGATGACGGAAAGATTATTGTTACACCACACGGATTCATTGGAGGTAAAGAGGCTAGTGAAGAAAAAACTTCATTAGAAAAATACAAAAAAGAATACGCAGACTATTGGAAGGACATCATCGGAACTGATGGTGACTTCGATTTGAAAGAAGAAAAAGAAGATTAGTATTATTGTTTCACCCTTTAAATCACACCAGTGATTAAGACATTATTAGTAGACGGAGACAATCTGTTTAAAATAGGATTTCACGGAGTTAGAGAGATGTATGATAACGGAGACCACTTAGGTGGAATCTATCACTTCATCAACATCTTAAGACGGTTTCTAGAAGAGCACAACTTGGATAAGGTTGTGGTCTTTTGGGACGGTGATTCGAACTCATCAATTAGGAAATCTATATACCCCCAATATAAGGCGAATAGAAGGCAGGACATGAACGAGTACAAGTACGAGTCATACCTCCAACAAAAATCTCGAGTTAAACAATATCTCGAGGAGATATTCGTACGCCAAGTTGAGATGATTAACAACGAGGCTGATGACTTAATTGCTCACTACTGTAAAGTTGCAACGGATGAAGACGTAATAATATTCTCAGCCGACAAAGACTTAACTCAACTCATATCTGAAAAAGTTACCATATATTCTCCAATCTCAAAACAGTATTTTAAGAATGGGGATATGATAACAATCAATAAGGTTGAGATACCACATTATAACGTTTTACTTACCAAAGTTTTCACAGGAGACAAGTCCGACAATATCGATGGTATTGAAGGATTAGGGGAAAAAACTTTAGTAAAATTCTTCCCTGATTTGCTGGGAAAACCATGCATTATGGACGAATTACTCGATAATGCACGAAATAACCAGCAGAAGAAAAAACCAAAAGCCCTTGAGAATATTTTGACTGGTAAGACAAAAAATGGTATACTTGGTGAAGAGTTCTACAACACAAACATGAAGATTGTAGACCTTGGGAACCCACTTATTACCGATGAAGGTAAAGAACTTGTCGAACAAATATATACAGACACAATTGACCCTACAGACAGAGGGTACAAAAACTTAATGAGACTTATGATGGAAGACGGTCTCTTCAAATATCTTCCAAAAAACGATGAAGCTTGGGTAAACTTCCTAAGACCATTTATGAAATTAACAAGAAAAGAAAAACGAAAGAAATGATAGACTATACTTTATCTGACAAACTAAAAATTCAATATCAAACTGCGAAACCTTTTCCGTATATTGTGATTGATAATTTTCTACCCGAGTTTTTACTAAAAAGTTGTTTAGAAGAAATTAAAAAACACAAAAAATGGTTTTCTAATGGGGAAGAATGGGTTGAAGAATTTGAGAAAAACAAACTATATTATCCGTCAGAGAATACGGATATGGAAGAATTTAAAAATTTTCTTCCTATCACTAATATGGTTACAGATTATATGAACTCTGAACCATTTATTAAATTTTTGGAGAATTTAACAGGGTTCGAAAAATTATATAGAGACCCTGTTATGATGGGAGGAGGAATACATAAGATAAATAAAGGAGGTAAGTTATCCATTCACATTGACTATAACCAACACCCTAACCAAAAATGGAAACGTAACTTAAACGTACTACTTTATTTAAATGAAAATTGGGTAAAAGAATGGGGAGGTAATTTAGAACTATGGGGAGGAGAACCTTGGAAGAAAGAAATAGAGGTAGAACCAATATTCAACAGAGCAGTTATTTTCTCTATTGAAGATGCGCCTCATGGACATCCAATACCATTAAACACACCTGATGATGTGTCAAGATATTCATTAGCACTTTATTATTTTACTGACGAAGAAGTAAAAGACAAACACTCAGTTATCTTCTATAGAGATGAAGAATTGGGAATAAATGAAACAGATAACTTATTTAAATTTTAAGCAAAATACAAACAAAAATTAAACAAACATGAGAGAGCAAGACAGCACAAAAATGGAATTCCTTTTGACTTTAAATGATAACATTGTAGTTCAAAGATTCTTCAACGTTAGAGGGTTTAACCCTAAAGCGAAAAACTCGGTGGAGTTGTACGACTTCATTTTAGGGTTGAAAGATGAGTTAACTTACGCGTTGAAAATGAAAACCGTAATCTATATGATGGACAACAAGGATGCTATTGTGCACGACCCATCTATTATGAACACATCTTACACAGATGGGCCTGAAGTATTTAACATTTATGTTAAAGTTGGAGACACGACAATTTGTCATAGAGTTTTTGATGGAAAATTTTTCCCGCCAAAAGTTCGTTATACAGTCGACGTACGACCATTTTTAAAAGAGGTACTTCGCGAGTTAACTGACATTTTTTCAAATAACAAATTAACTTACGAATATTTGGAATTCGACCTAAGTAAGTAAGTATTTAATAATACAGGGGACAATTTTAAAACAATATATGAACAAAAATTTCGATTATTTAGGTAACACATTTCAGATTCAATTACTAAATCAAATAGTAGTTGATAAGGACTTCTCATCGTCTATTATGGACGTGATTGAGTCATCGTACTTTGACAACAAGTACTTCAAAATCATCTTACAGATGATAAAAGAATACTATGTAAAGTATGAATCAACGCCTAATTTCGAAACTCTTGACCAAATTGTTAAGTCAGAAATTTCACAGGAAATCGTTGCAAAAGTGGTCTTAGATACCTTGAAACAGGTAAAAGATGCGCCTTTTGAAGGTACAGTATTCGTTCAGGAGAAAGCTTTAAAGTTCTGTAAACAACAAGAACTTCAAAAGGCGATGGACAAAGCTCAGAAAATTATTACAGAAGGTGATTTTGAATCTTACGATAAGGTTGAAGGATTGGTGAGAAACGCGTTACAAGTCGGTGAAATCGACAAAGGACAGACGGACATCTTCGCTAACTTGGATACCGTATTAGACGAGGATTATCGTCACCCAATTCCAATGGGAATTCCTGGAATTGATAGACTACTTAAGGGTGGTTTGGCCAAAGGTGAGATTGGTGTTATCCTAGCTCCAACAGGGGTGGGTAAGACAACAATCTTAACCAAAATTGCGAACACAGCGTTTAACTTAGGATATAATGTCCTTCAAGTATTCTTCGAGGATAACCCAAAGATTATTCAAAGAAAACACTTCACACTTTGGACAGGTATTGAACCTGATAACTTGGTTAAACACAAAGATGAAGTAATGAGTAAAGTTACAGAAATCCAAGAGAGTATGCCAAACAAGTTGGTTCTTAAGAAATTAGCTTCAGATACTATGACTATGAATCAAATTAAGAATCAGGTAAGAAAAATGATAGCTGATGGTAACAAAATTGACTTGGTTATGTTAGACTATATCGACTGTATACTTCCTGAATCTACAAGTAAAGATGAGTGGAAGGCTGAAGGTTCTGTAATGAGAGGGTTCGAAGCTATGTGTCATGAGTTAGACTTAGTTGGATGGACCGCCACACAGGGTAATAGGTCTTCTATTTCAGCTGAAGTTGTAACTACCGACCAAATGGGTGGTTCGATTAAAAAGGCTCAGGTTGGTCACGTAATCATCTCTGTGGCTAAGACACTTCAACAGAAAGAAATGAACCTTGCAACTATCGCAATTACTAAATCACGTTTAGGTAAAGATGGGGTAGTATTTGAGAACTGTAAATTTAACAATGAGTTACTTGAAATTGATACCGAGAGTTCGGTAACGTTCTTAGGTTTCGAAGAACAACAAGAGGAAAGAAAGAGAGATAGGGTCAAAGAGTTGATGGAGAAACGAAAACAAAAAGAAGAACAAAAACAACAATCTTAATACAAAAAAAACAAAAAATAATTATGGAAAAAATTTTAGTGGAGAATCCTAATAGATTCGTCATCTTCCCAATTCAGTATGATGACATTTGGGAATATTATAAACAACATCAAGCGGCGTTTTGGACGGCAGAAGAGGTTGATTTAAGTAATGACATCAGAGATTGGAATAATCTTACTGAAAACGAACAATACTTCGTTAAGAACATCTTATCGTTCTTCGCGGCTTCAGATGGTATTGTTAACGAAAATCTTGCTGAGAATTTCTTAAAGGAAGTACAATATCCTGAAGCGAAATTCTTTTACGGGTTCCAACTGATGATGGAGAATATACATAGTTTAATGTACTCTCTATTAATCGACACATATATCTCAGACGAGAAAGAAAAACAACTATGCTTCACAGCATTAGATAACTTACCTGCGGTTCAAAAGAAAGCGAAATGGGCTCTTGATTGGATTGAAAATGCGTCTTTCCAAGAGAGATTAGTTGCGTTCGCTGCGGTTGAAGGTATCTTCTTCTCAGGTTCATTCTGTTCAATCTTTTGGTTGAAATCAAGAGGAATCATGCAAGGGTTATGTAACGCCAATTCTTTAATCTTTAAAGATGAAAACCTACACTGTGATTTTGCTATTCACTTAGTTAATAATCACTTAGAGAACAAACCATCAGAAAAGAGAATTAAAGAAATCCTATTATCTGCACTTGAAATTGAAAAAGAATTCATCACAGAATCTTTACCTGTTTCACTTATCGGAATGAATTCAAACTTAATGAAACAATATCTTGAATTCGTAACCGATGGGTTATTAGTTAAATTTGGTTGTAAAAAAGAGTTTAACGTTGAACAACCATTTAAGTTTATGGAACAAATCGCGGTTGAAACAAAGGGTAACTTCTTTGAGTCAAGAACGATGGAATACCAAAAAGCGAAACTAAACGAAACATTATCTTTTGATTCTGATTTCTAATTTATTACTATTAAAAATATGATGTCACTAAAAATTAAAAAAAGAGGCGGGGAAGATGCGTCCTTTAATCCACAAAAAATATATAGCAGAATTAAAAGAGCTTCTAAAGGTTTAACTGTAAATTCAGACGAAATCTTTATTAAAGTTATTACTTCTGTACCTACAGAAGGTGTTATAACAACTAAAGAGTTAGACAAACTTGTATATGAAATTGCCGCCGCTTACACGGGTAGTCACCACGATTATTCAAGACTTGCATCTTCAGTTGCAATCTCTTCTTACCACAAAGAAACTGACCCAAGTTTCTCAAATACAATGCATACGTTACACGTTGATGGTATTGTACATGATGAACTAATGTCAATCATTGAAAAATATGGTCCGAGTAAAATTGATGAGGTCATTAATCATGAAAATGATTATAACTTTGATTATTTCGCTTGGAGGTCATTACAAGAAATGTACTTGTTAAAGACACCTGAAGGTAAAGTAATTGAAAGACCACAACACATGTACATGAGAGTTGCTCTATGGGTAACTAACACGTATGAAGAGGCGGTAGAATACTACAACTCATTATCAAACCAACGTATATCAAAGGCGACACCTATTATGATTAATGCGGGTACAAGAGTACCTCAATTAGCATCTTGTGTGTTACATTACAACAACTCTGACTCGAGAGAAGGGTTATTGAAAACCTTGAATGATATTTCAACTTATTCTTCAGACGCTGCGGGTATTGGATTATCAATGTCTAACATTCGTAGTAAAGAAAGTAGAATTAAATCATCAGGTGGATTTGCTGGAGGATTACTAAAGTACTTAAAAATTGTTAACGAGTCATTAAGATTCTTTAACCAACAAGGAAGAAGACCTGGTAGTGCTGCTATCTATTTAGAACCATGGCACAGAGATATTATGGACCTATTAGAGATTAAAAAGAATACAGGTGCTGAGGAATTAAGAGCGAGAGATTTATTCACCGCGTTATGGATTCCCGATAACTTCATGAGAGCGGTTAAGAACAATGAAGATTGGTACTTATTCTGTCCTAATGAAATTATTAAATCGGGTATCAAACCATTACAAGAATGTTATGGTGATGAATACGAAGAAAACTATCAAAAGGCAGTTGATTTAGGTATCGGTAGAAAAGTTAAAGCTCAAGATATTTGGTCTAAAATTATCGAGTCCCAAGTTGAGACAGGGGTTCCTTACTTATGTGCTAAAGATAGTGCGAATAAGAAAACTAACCACCAAAACATCGGTGTAATTAAACAATCAAACTTATGTAACGAGATTTACCAATACACTGATGAAGAGACAACTGCAATCTGTACGTTATCATCTATCGTATTGAAAAACTTTATTGTTGATGGTAAGTTTGATTATAAGTTATTGATTGAAGAAGTTAGAAGAGCGGTAAGAGCGTTGAACAACGTAATCGATAAAAATAACTATTCAACAGAAAAAGGATTAAAAGGAGGACTTGAACAAAGAGCGATTGCTATTGGAACTCAAGGGTTGGCGGACGTATTCTATTTAATGGATTACATCTTCACATCTGAAGAGGCTAAAGTTTTAAATAAAAACATATTCGAGGCAATCTACTTCGCAGCTATCACTGAAAGTAATGACTTATGTAAAAGAGGTATTAGAAAACCATATAAATTTTTCAAAGGGTCACCAATGTCAAAAGGTGTATTCCAATTTGATATGTGGGGATTAAACGAATCTGAATTATTTTTAGATTGGGATACCTTAAAAACAGAAGTTAAAGAATACGGAGTGTGTAACTCTTTATTTACAGCTCAGATGCCAGTTGCATCTTCAGCTAAAATCACAGGTTCATTTGAAATGACTGAACCAGCACACTCTGCGTTATTTAACAGAAGAGTTGTTGGTGGTGAAATTATGATTGTTAACAAGTACTTAATTAACGACTTCGAGAAAATTGGGGTATGGTGTGAAGACTTGAAAAACGAAATAATCATGAATGAGGGGTCTATTCAAAACATTAACTTTAACCAATACCTTGACCCTGAGGACAGAAACTATAATAAAAAAGTTAAGAGAATTGAACACTTGATTCCAAAGTATAAAACAATTTGGGAAATCTCTCAAAAAGAATTGATTGACATGGCGGCGGACAGAGCTCCGTTTATTGACCAATCACAATCAATGAACATTTATATGAGTAATCCAACATTGTCTAAAATTACTTCATCACACTTCCACTCATGGGAGAAAGGATTAAAGACTTTATGTTACTATGTTAGAACCAAAGCGATTTCAACAGGAGCTAAACACTTAGCGGTTGATGTATCAAAAATACAGAAATCAAAACCTACTGTTGAGGTACCTAAAGTAGATTACACTAACATGAATTTACCTCAAAAACCTGAAGGAATCGAAATTGAATGTTTCGGTTGTTCATCTTAAGATACTAAATAATCCCGACCAACATCGGGATTATTTATTTTAATCTATTTATAAGGAAAAACGAGGGTATTATATTTATAGTTATGGCAGATGGAACTACATATGGTATTAATTTTCCTTTTAGAGATTCTAAAAGAGGAGATTATTTACAATTAACAGAGTTTGAAGCTCAACAGATTAAAGCGGATTTAGTTCATTTATTGTTAACAAGAAAAGGTACAAGATATTACTTACCTGATTTTGGAACAAGACTATATGAATTTTTATTTGAACCTTTTGACGGACTTACGTTTGATGCGATTCAATCTGACATCAGAGAAGCTGTTTCGAGATACATGCCAAATTTATTATTAAATAATATCTCAATCACACCTGCAGACCCAATGGAAGAGGTTGATATCGCGGAAGGACAAAACATCGTAGGAAGTAGCGAATCACCAGTATATAGATTTCCAGGTAAAGGGACATCAGAATATACTGCAAAAATTAAAATCGATTACTCAGTAGAATCAAATACGTTTGCTCAGAGTGATTTTGTAATTATCAATATTTAATATAGATGGCGAATCGTAAAATATCATATACAACCAGAGATTATCAGGGAATAAGAACTGAGTTACTTAACTATTGCAAAACATACTATCCTGAATTAATTCAAGATTTTAATGATGCTTCGGTATTCTCAGTATTCTTAGATTTAAACGCAGCCGTTGCCGATAACCTACATTATCATATTGATAGAAGTATTCAAGAAACGGTACTTCAATACGCACAACAAAGGTCTTCAATATATAACATTGCAAGAACCTACGGTTTAAAATTGCCAGGTCAAAGACCTTCAGTTGCTCTTGTTGACTTCTCAATCACAGTTCCTGCGTTCGGTGATAAAGAAGATGAAAGATACTTAGGAACTCTAACAAGAGGGTCTCAAGTAACAGGGGCGGGTATTGTATTTGAGAATATCTATGATATTGATTTTACATCACCATATAATGCTCAAGGGTTTCCGAACAGATTAAAGATTCCAAATTTCAACTCCAACAACGTATTAATTAACTATACTATCACCAAAAGAGAGTTAGTTGTTAATGGTATAACTAAAGTATTCAAAAAAGTAGTTAGTCCAAATGACGTTAGACCATTCTTTGAATTATTCTTACCTGAAAAAAATGTATTAGGTATTACAAGTGTATTACTTAAGAGTGGTACCGAGTATAGTAATATACCAACAAGTGCTGAGTTTATCGGAGCATCTAATAGATGGTACGAGGTAGACGCATTAGCCGAAGATAGAGTTTTTGTTGAAGACCCTACAAAAGTATCTGACCAACCTGGTATTAAAGTAGGAAGATACATTCAAACACAAAACAGATTTATTAGCGAATACACACCTGAAGGATTTAAGAAAATGACTTTCGGTGGTGGTACCAATACCGCTCAAGATGCTTTAGACCAATTTACAACAGTAGGGACAACATTAGATTTACAAAGATATACAAACAACTTCTCTTTAGGTTCGGCATTAGTTCCAAACTCAACACTATTCATACAATATAGAGTTGGTGGGGGATTGGCATCAAACTTAGGAACGAATGTTATTAATCAAATAGGCACTGTTTCATTCTACGTTAATGGTCCTTCAGAGTTAACAAACTCTTCAGTAGTTAACTCGTTAAGATGTACTAACGTAACCGCGGCAATTGGTGGAGCAGGACTTCCATCATTAGAAGAAATAAGAAACTATGTATCGTTTAACTTCTCCGCTCAAAAAAGAGCAGTGACAGTCCAAGATTATGAGGCTCTTATTAGAAACATGCCAGCGGAATTCGGAGCACCTGCCAAAGTTTCAATTACAGAAAATAACAACAAAATATTAATTCAATTACTATCATACGATACTTCAGGTAAATTAACCAATATTGTTTCTGATACTTTAAGACAGAATGTGGCAACTTATCTATCAAACTATCGAATGATAAATGACTACATTTCTATCTTAACCGCTGAAGTTATTGACCTTAGTGTTGATGTTCAGATTGTATTAGATGCTGCTCAGAATTCAGGACAAGTTATTGCTGATGTGGTTGACAAAATATCAGCGTATTTTAATCCTCAAGTAAGACAGTTAGGGCAAAACGTATACCTATCTGAACTTAGAAGTATTGTTCAAAATCAAAATGGTGTAATCACTGTTGCAGGAATGAATGTTTACAATAAAGTTGGGGGGCAATATTCTTCGGCTGAAACATCTATGGAGTATTCCGACCCTGAAACTAAAGAAATATTACCTGTGGATGATACGGTGTTTGCTCAACCTTCACAAGTTTACCAAATCCGTTATCCAAACAAAGATATTAGAGTTTCGGTTAAAAATTTCCAATCAGTTACCTTCTCTTAATAGGTTTATTATCGTTACGTTTAGTTTATTATTAAAAAGAGTGTGTTAGTACTTTAAAAATAACACATAAACTATTTATAAATTAAAGGTAATACATGGGTCAATCATATAGGATAAAAACCGAACTCGGGTCTAATAAGACAATCAACGTCCAATTAGACCAAGAGTTTGAATTCTTAGAAATCTTATCGTTAAAAATACAACAAGCGGATATCTACACAAGAAGTTGTGCGGACTATGGTGTTATTGTTGGTAGAGTTACCGCCAATAATGGGTTGGGTATACCTAATGCGAGAGTTGCGGTATTCGTCCCAATAACCAATGTTGACGAATCTAATCCTTTAATATCAAGTATCTATCCTTATGAATCTCCTTCAGATAAAAATGAAGACGGATATCGATACAATCTTTTACCTTACGAAAAATCATATTCAAAGCACTCAGCGACAGGTACACTACCAACAAGAGCGGATTCTCTTACGGGGATAACTGCAGTTGAAATATATGACACGTATTACAAGTATACTGCCAAAACAAACGAAAGTGGGGATTACATGATAATGGGGGTTCCGTTAGGGGACCAAGCGATTGTTATGGATGTTGACTTATCCGATATTGGAGAGTTCTCACTAACACCTCAGGATTTAATTAGAATGGGGTTGGCAACCGAAGCACAAGTTGCGGGTTCTAAATTTAGAACTTCAACAGATTTAAATTCATTACCACAAATAGTTAATTTAGTTAAGAACGTTGAAGTTTCTCCATTATGGGGTGATGCGTCACTTTGTCAAATTGCAATAAATCGATTAGATTTTGATTTAAGAGATGATGCCAATGTTGATATACAACCGACATCGGTGTTTATGGGATGTATGTTTTCTTCACCTGACACTCTAAGAGTAAGGAATAATGGAAGACCAAAAGATAACATGGGTAACCTATGCGGTTTAACAACATCACCAGGTCAAATATTAGCGTTA